CTATGCAGATAAAAATGTAAAAGCTTATCTTATCCTTGATTCTGTTAGCGGTTCTTTATATGTATTTAAGCAAGGTTCATGGGCAGCCATTAGTGGTGCAGGAGGCGGTTTAACTATGCCTTTTGATTCTATTACCTTTAACACTGCCAAGGATGGCACGGTGGGAGTAGGTGAGGTTGAATATAACGATACTCAAGGTTCTTTAATTCAAGGCTTAAAAGGTGGCAATGTTACTAATATTATTGGTCAACAATTACACCAAAGGGTTAATAATCGTACGGGAGCAACTTTGGCAAAAGGTGATGTAGTATATTTATCTGGTAGCCAAGGAAACAGAATAACGGTTGCAAAAGCATTAGGCGTTACCGATGCCTTTTCGGCTAATACTTTTGGCATAGTTGCCGAAAGCATAGCGAACAATCAAAGCGGATATATAATAACAGAGGGATTAATAACGGGAATTAATACATCTTCATTAGTAGAGGATTCAGCCGTTTACCTTTCGCCAACGGTGGCAGGTGGGTTAACATCAACAAAGCCGCAAGCACCACAACACACTGTATATATTGGCGTTTGCGTTAAAAGTAATGCTGGTTCTGGGGAATTGTTTGTTAAGATTCGTAATGGTCAAGAATTAGACGAATTACACGATGTGAGAATTAGTAATCCTTTAAATAATGCCTCACTTTATTATAAATCAAGTGAAGGCATTTGGCGCGACACAACGCCAACACTTTTAGTAAGCGATACGGCTTCAATGTTAGCCAACTATGCCACTAAAGCCTACGCAGATACAAGCGGCAGATTTTACGCAAGACAAGATTTTACCAATGTTTCATCCTCAACCTTGACTTGGACGCAAACGGACACATTAGTCCCAGCTGGTGTAAACGTAGTGCAAGTTTACCGTAATGGACAAATACTTTTGCCAACTCAATACACTATACCAACCAATGCTTCAGTTGTCATTGGTGCAACTGCTTTTAAGTTAGGGGAAAATTATACGGTTATTTTCCCTAAAGGCGGTGGCGGTTCTGGTGGAGGTGGCGGTTCATCTTTTGATACGACTACTTTAAATCTTCAGGCAAGATTAGATTTAAAACTAAACATTTCTGATACGGCATCTATGTTAGCCAATTATGCTACTAAGGCATACGCAGATACAAGTGGCAGATTTTACGCAAGGCAAGATTTTAGGAATGTATCATCAAGCACTTTAACCTGGACACAAACAGATACTTTAGTAGTAAACGATACAACATCATTACAAGTATATAGAAATGGTCAAATACTTTTGCCAAGTCAATACACTGTACCTACTAATGCCTCTGTTGTTATAGGTGCGACTGCTTATAAGTTAGGAGAAAATTATACAGTCATTTTACCTCGTGGCGAAATTCCTCAATACAGTGGAGGAGGCACAGGTACAGTTACCAGTGTAGGAAGTGGTTACGGATTACTTGGTGGGCCGATAACAACAACAGGCACACTAAGAGTAGATACTTCTACCGTTTATGACTTTGTAAGAGATAGCATTGTAGCAGTTGAAATAGGAGGAGATACAATTAAAATAATTAAACAGGAATACGAAAATGTTACAAGTGACACATTGACATTTACTATTCTTCCTAAATTTCCTATTCAGTTAAGGCAGTTTATATTACTTTTTCGCAATGGACAGTTACTCCTTAATGACCAGTTTTCCGTTATTGACACAAACAAGGTAAAGGTAGCAGCCACATCTTTTAAAGTTGGCGAAAATTATACCTTAGTCACAGTTAGCGGCATTGGCTCTGTTTCCTCTGGGCAAGGTAATCCAATCTATCCAGAGGCAGGCATAGCCCTATCAACAGGCACAACATGGACAACATCAATTACAAATAATTCAAGTAATTGGAATACTGCATATACAGATAGGTTAAAATGGGATGGAGGTAGCACTGATTTAGTAGCAGCTACAGGCAGAACAAGTTTAGGAGGTACAACGGTAGGGCAGTCAATGTTTACTTTGACCAATCCTTCTGCTATTACCTTTCCACAGTTTAATGCAGACAACAGTGTAACGGCATTGTCGGCAGCATCGTTTAGGAGTGCTATAGGAGGGGGCACCGTTACAAGTGTTACTGTATCCGGAACAGCAGGCAATCCATTATCTATTACAAATACAACTACTACTCCAGTCATTGAATTGTTAAGTGCAACAAGTGCAAGAAATGGATATTTAACATCAACGGATTGGACTACATTTAATAATAAACAACCACAGTTAAGCGGCACAGGCTTTGTAAAAGCAAGTGGAACAAGTATATCTTATGATAATTCAACTTATCTTACAACATCTTCAGCGGCATCAACTTATTTGCCTTTGACTGGTGGTACATTAAGTAGTAATTTAATAGTAAATGGCACAACAACATTAACAGGTAATGTTGCTATCAACACAACAACTGCTTATAAACCTTTGGAAGTATGGTCAAATTCAAATGACTATGTATCTGTCGGTGTTAGGTCATTATCTGGTGGTCAATTTTCTGGCATTCACTTTGGTTATGTTGAGGGAAATGATACATATAGAAAGAGTGCTATCGTCTTTCAAAGAACAGATTATGGATTAGGAGATGCAAGTGGGAAAATACATTTTTTAAATGTATCTCCAGCACTTGGAAGCACAAGCGCAAATTTATCCTACGCACGAATGACTATAAATAGTAATGGCAATGTTGGTGTAAATGACACTTTACCATCGTCTACATTATCAGTCAATGGCACACTTGGTGTTACAGGAGCAGCCACTTTAACTAATCTTGCAGGCTCTGGCACTCGCATGGTTACGGCAAGTTCAGCAGGATTACTTTCTACTCAATCTATAGCAAATGGAACGGTTACAAGTGTAAGTGGAACAGGAGCAATATCAGTAGCAACAGGTACAACTACTCCAGTAATAAGCGTAGCAGATGCTGCATTTGGTACTGCTGGCATTATAAGTGCAGGTACACAACAATTTAGTGGTGATAAAACTTTTGAAGGTATAACACAATTTAACGGAAGAGCATTATTTAAAGATTATACTTACACAGCCACAAGATTAGCAGGATTATCTTCTACAGATAGATTTGCCACTGTTACAATAGGAACAGGGTTATCTTTAGCAAGTGGCACATTGTCTGCAACAGGTGGGGGCGTTACAAGTGTTACAGCTTCTACTCCTCTTTCATCTTCGGGAGGAGCTACGCCTAATATTACAGTAGCTGACGCTGGAGCAAGTGCATCGGGTGTAGTTAATACAACTACTCAAAGTTTTGCAGGAAATAAAACTTTTACAGGAAATGTAGTTATGCAAAATGACATTGATAATAGATTAGGTTATTTAAGAAGAGATATAAAAAAAATACAATCCTCAACTTACACGGTTCTTGATTCTGATAGTTGGATAATGGTTAATAATTCTGCTGGAACGACCACGATAACATTACCCACACCTTCAGATTTTACAGGAAGAGAATTATTTATTAAAACAACACAAAACCAAGCAGTAGTAAGTAATACGTCAAATGTTGTAGGTTTATTGGCAACAATAAGTACAGGTACATCTATTTTAGATGCAACTGATGGTAAATGGGCAACACTTGTTAGCGATGGTACTTACTGGATTATAATGCAAGCAAATTAAAAAAAACATAAACATGAAACAACTCCTTTCCCTCTTCCTCTTCCTTTTGCCTTGCCTTGCATGGGCACAGTACCCGAGCAATGGCAATCAAAAAATAACGCTGGGAGAACAGACGACTGCCGATGGGCTTATTTGGCGTGGCGTGGCTGCTGATACTACATTGACTGCAAAGAGCGACACGGCTGCATACTTTGTGCTTGATACGGTAAATAAAAAGTTATACTTTTATAAAGTATCTGCGATTCCAAAATGGAATGAAATAAGCGGTTCTGGTGGTGGAGGTTCTGGTACAGTTACAAGCGTAACAGGAGGCACAGGCTTAACAGGTGGAACGATTACAACATCGGGAACACTTGCTGCTGATACCAATTTTCTTGTAACAAGATTTGACACGGCTTCGATGCTTACAAATTACTACCGTAGCGGCAGAACTGGAATAATACAAGCATCCGATGTTCCAACCTTAAACCAAAACACAACAGGTAGTGCAGCAACTTTGACAACAAGTCGTACTTTTCAAACAAACCTTGCATCCACATCAACTGCCTCATTCAATGGCAGCGCAAACGTAACGCCTGGAGTAACGGGCACTTTGCCTGTGGCAAATGGTGGAACGGGGCAAAGTACATTAACTGCAAATAAAGTATTAGTAGGAAACGGAACAACAGGTATATTGCAACCTACAAATTTGCATTGGGATAATACAAATAGTAGATTAGGAATAAATAATACAACTCCAGACACAAAATTGCACGTCACAAATGCCGCAAATGCTTTTATTGCAAAATTTACTGGCGGTGCGAGTAGCGATATAACCTTTAATATTTACGCTGATTCTGGCAGAGAATTTGCAAGTGCTGGTGTCGCAACTGCGCATGATTTTAATTTTTTTACAAATAATTATGACAGATTTATCGTAAGAAGAGATGGCGAATCTTGGTTTACAACTGCAAATGCTTACCCAACAGACCAAGGAGCATATACTGTTCAAGTATTTCAAAGTGGTGTTTGGGCTGCAGGGGCTTATGTTAATGGTTCTGATGCAAATGTTAAAGAGAATATTGTTGATTTAGATAGTTCTTTAAATATTGTAAATAATTTAAAACCAGTTATTTTTAATTACATAAATACTTCTGTAAATAATGATACAAAACATTTAGGATTTATTGCACAGGATGTTTATCAAACTTTAGAAAATAAAGATTATTTAGGTTCAATAGTTAGAAGTGATGGAGAGACTTTAAGCATTGCATATAGTAATATAATTCCTTTACTTACCAAAGCTATACAAGAGCAACAAACCTTAATCAAAGCCCTTGAACAAAGAATTATTAACCTCGAAAATAAATAAAATGAGATACCTATTTTTATTCCTTCCCTTGTTTTCCTTTGCCCAAGATGTTGTCAAAGACACGGTGTACATACAAAAGCAAGGCGACATTTACTACATTGTTACCATGACCACGTTCAGCGATAGTACGGTGACAGGAAACAAACAAATACTTGGTGATAGCTTAACAGCTATTAAAACACTTGTTACCGATGCTGAAAGGCAAAGCAACACGTTGGCTATTCATGCAAAGCCAATTATCACAAAGGGCAAAGCGGTGAAAAGGATAAATTATTACAATGATTTGCACGTTCAAATAAGTGGTAAGCCTGTGTATTTTACAACGGCACAACGAGACACGGCAAAGTTTATCGGTGATTGGAAGTTAAATTTTAACGGTGAAATTATTGATGGTGTTATTGAGTTAAACAACAACAAGCGTTTAATCTTCAACCCAGACAACGGCAAAGTTTATTCTATTTCAACCAACCTACTTTTATCTACATTTACTAATCAAGTTTCCTTTGCCTTTAACGGTGTTAAATACGACTTGTACAAATATTCTGATGGCAAGTTTGCAACGGTTGATGGAGATGTTAGACTTATAAAACTCGAATAATGAAAGCAGTTATTTACAACATTTTTAAACTTGGGTACGATGGCATTGCTTATTCCATTTGTTGCGGAGTTATATTCTCGTTTTTCCTACCCATCAAACATTTTTTGATATTTACAATCTTTGTAGTTTTTGCCGACACAGTCACGGGAATCATGGCGGCAAGGAAAAGGGGAGAGCCGATAACGAGCAAAGGGCTTTATCGCACATCGCAAAAGGTGGTGACTTATTTTTGTGGAATCATGATTTTTCACGGGGCAAGTATAACTTTTCAACTACCATCGCAAATCACCTATTCTGTCAGCTTCATTATTGCAGCCACTGAATTGTTTAGTATTTCGGAAAATATAAAGTCCATTACTGGCACAAATATCGGTACAATTATTCTTAGATTTTTCAGACGTTAAAAACAAATAATATGCAGACTAATTTAAAAGATGCCCT